CAGAGCGTGGGCGATTGCAAAACTCAAACAACTTGAGCGGGAATGATCAAATTGATAATCACAACCAAGGGCATCGACAAGGTCGTCTCAAGCATGCTCAAACTGCAAAGTGTGGAAGTGCGACGCAGGGCAATCAGTGCCGGTGCTATGGATGCAACGGAGGTGGTGAAAAAATACTACCGCGACGGAGCAAGCGCCATGTGGAGTGGGACAGGACCAACGCAGGGCGCAGGCAGGAAGAAAACCCAGTGGTGGCGCGGTGTGGCAAACAACTGGAACGTGTCGAAAGCAAACTCCAGAGGTGCAACATTGACAAATGCCAACACCGTTGGGTTCTCGCACAAAATCACGGGTGGAACAATCACCGCGAAAAGGGCAAAGTTCCTGACAATTCCGGTCGATCCTCGGGCGCACGGGCTGACAGCAAAGACATTCTCGAAGACGATTGCACCATTGTTTCGGGTCAAGAACATCTTGGCTGCAAAAGATGACGACGGCAAAATCAAACCAATCTTTGCCCTCAAGAAATCTGTTACGCAAAGACCTTGGGCAAACGCATTGCCACCGGAAAACAGCTATGCAGATGCATTTGCCGCAGGTGTCCTAGATACGCTCATTGCTGAAGCTGAAAAATAAGACTAATCGGTTTCAAGTATGCGTGGTAAATTAATTGTGAATTGAGCGCAGAACATGTCACAGCAGGGTTTGGAAATGAGATCGAATCTCAGACCGGCTCTATCGTGTATCTGCCAGAAGGTGTGCATCAAATCCAAGCAACCGTCAACGGCAAGCCACAGAAGCGCACCGTGACAGTTGATCAACGGGTCCTTGCCTCCTTCTCCGAAGACCTCGCATCTCGCCTGGCACGCAATGTCCGACCCTTTGCCGGGTTCGACCACGTCGCAGGTCCTGCATCGTTTCTGCCAAAGGAGTTCAGATATGAACCTGGCACAGGACTTGTGCTCGACGTCGAATGGACCAGCGCAGGAAAAGCAGCCATCGAGGGAAAAGACTATTCCTACTTTTCGCCAAACTTCCTCCTGATGAATGGCATCCCATCCGGTCTTGCAGGCCATGGGGAAATCGGGTCGCTGGTCAATGAGCCAGCATTCGAAGCGATGGAGAAAATCGCAGCATCTCACCAAACAAACACTATGGACATCAAACAGTTAGTCGAATTGGGACTCGTCCCTGAAGGTCAGGACCCAGCATCTGCAATGGAGGTGGCGAAGGCTGCCCTTGCAACCTTGCGGGAAGAATCAGTCGCAGCAGCTCATTCTGAGACGATCCAAGCGCAACTGGATGCCGCAGTGGCAGAGAAGGATGCAGCTGAAGAGCAAGTGGCAGACCTGACCAAGAAGGTTGAGGACTTGACCACCGCAGCCGACGCTGCAGAAGACAGCTCCATTGAAGCAACCATCGCTGATGCTGTCACGGCTGGGCGCATTGCTGCACAGGATGACACCTGCAAAGCGTTTTGGCGCAAGTCGATCAAAGCTGACAAGGCGGCAATCGCCATCTTGCATGCACTCCCAACAAAGCCAATCAATGGCGAGGTCATTCTTGCCGGAAAAGCAGACAAACAAGTCAACAATCTTAAAGGCATTGCCCGAGTCGAGGCTGCCCTCAAAAATCAACAATAACAAACAAATACCATGTCACTAACACTCCTTGACCTCGCAAAACTGAACGGATCTGACCAAGTCGTTGGTCTGATCGAAGAAGTCGCTGCATCCTCGCCAGAGGTGACGATCATTCCTGCTCGCACCATCCGTGGCACGAGCTACAAAACTGTCAGTCGAAACTCTCGCCCATCGGTTTCATTCCGTGCTGCCAATGAAGGCACAGCAGGAAGCGCATCGATGTTCTCCGAGCGCCTCGTTGAATGCTTCATCCTCTCTGCTCGTGTGGAGATCGACAAAGCAGTCGCCCGTGGCTACGAAGACGGACCCGAAGCACTCCAGGCCATCGAGGCAGTTGGCACCATGAAAGCTGCACTCACGCAAGTGGGCAGCCAGACGATCTATGGCACCTCGAACAGCAGCAAAGGTTTCCTCGGTCTGCAAGAACTCCTTGCAGTCTTTGGCTCTGACCTCGTTGTCGATGCCGGGGGCACCACTGCCGACACCGGCTCGAGCGTCTACGCAATCCAAGCAGGTGTTCAAGGCGTCCAATACGTCTACGGCAACGGCACCACGTTCGACCTCTCGCCATTCCGCGAAGGCGATGCAGTCGATGCCAACAGCAACCGGTTTGCTGCATTCATCGCTGACCTCACCTCATGGGTCGGTCTTCAGTGCGTGAACAAGTTCGCTGTCGGTCGCCTCAAGGACGCAACTGCCGACACTGGCAAAGGTGTGACAGACGCCAAGATTGCCGAGCTTCTCAGCAAGTTCCCAATCGGACAAATGCCGACGCATCTTCTGATGAACCGTCGCAGTGCCTTCCAACTTGCAGTCAGCCGGACCACGGCACCGAACAGCAAACAGGAAGCATTCACCGGCATCATCCCCTTCGGCATGCCGACCGAGTCCTTCGGTCTTCCAATCATCGTGACCGACTCGATCGTATCGACCGAGGCTCTGTCCTAAGATCAAACTCGAACACCCAACCAATAAAATATCATGTCCTACGAATTCAATCGCAACCAGCAAGACCTGAAATACACCGTTGCAACGGCTCTGCACACAACTGCCGCGAACTCCGCATCCTTGGATCTGGAGCAAGTGACAGGTGGTGATGTTGAGCGCATTGTTGGAGAGATCATCTCGCCAGCAAGCGCAGCAACGACCGGAAAAATCTGCACCTACACCCTGCAGGATTCAGCCGACAACTCGACATTTGCAGCCATTGACCCTGCCACCACAACCACCATCACCGCTGCAAGCTCTGCGCTCGCTGCCAAGACAGTGCGTTTTCGGTTCCCTCCAAACACCCGCCGATATGTTCGCATTGCTCAGACGGGTGATACGCTCGGCGCCGTCACCGGCAACTTCACTTTCAAGGTGTTGTTCTAAGGTTTTTTCATAGTTAGTTGAGTCAGCAAGGGTGGTGGTGGGTTCTTCCATTGCCACCCTTGTTTCTTACAGCCTCCATCAATTTCATCACATGGCTTGGACCACCCTTTCATTCTCAGGACTGCGCGACCGACTCTCAAGCGATGAGTTATCCAGGCTGTTGGCAGAATGCCCGACCCCAGAGGAAAAAGCAGACAGCATCTTGACCGCAGTGGCTCAGGATGTTGTTTCACGGGTCAATGCAGGGCGCAGGAAGCGTGGACTGCCACCGCTGGTCAATACCGGCATGTCGGTGCCTTACGGCGCCACCCGGCACGCCTATGTGCTCACGCGCAGGGAGCTGACTGATTCCTATCCATCACTCGCAGAGTTCAATGGGGACGACCGCAAAATCTCGGTCGAGGAGGCAAACAACTATTTGACAGACCTCGCCAACAACAATGCAGACTCGGATGATACCGGGGCACAATCATTTGTGTCAGTGTCGACTGGGTCCTTTCGCATCAGTGGCAAAGACCTGATGGATTTCGCAGAGGCACCATGAGCATCATTCGTCAGATTGTGGAGAGCATAGCGGCAACACTCGCCGCGCATGCTTATTTTCGCACTCTTCCAAACATTCCCGTCATCGTCGAGGACCACCGGGACATCGACCAGCAGATTGAAAAGGCAATGAACTCCTGCGGGGCATTTGTTCTCGTCAACTTCTCAAGCAGCAGCACCAGCACCGGGGACACCCCGGGTCCATACATGGATGAGTGCGAGTTCCTTGTCACAGTCAGCGAGATTCCAAGCGTCTGGCGTCAGCAGCTTGGCAGCCAGTCGAAACCATCCTGCACCGAGATTGCCGAGGCGGCTGCACGGATCCTCCACCACCACATCCCGCTCGATCAAGATGATGCTGCACTCACCGGCGGGGTTTTGACATTTTCCGTCATGGAACAAAACGCCATCCCACCAATGCTTCAACAGATTTTGAAATTCAACTGCCCGGTCGGGCTCAACAACGTAACTCCAACAAGAAACTGATATGCCAACATTCGACAGAACTACAATCGTCAGAGGTCCCTGCAAGATCACCTACGACAGCGCGACATTCTACAGCAAAGGCAATGTGGTCCTGACCACTGCCAACGCAACATTCGACAAGGAGACTGATGCCTACGGTGCTGTGAGCAAAGCCAAAACCGATTTCACTATGGTCGTGGAGTTTGAACCAGTCGGTGAGATCGAATTCCTTACCGTTCTTTTCCCTCACGGCAACACAGCGATGGGAGCCAGCATCTATGGATCCACGGACAAGCCATTGGTCATCGTCTCGGTTGATAAAACCTACACCATCCTCAACGCTCAAATCACACAGATGCCGAGCATTCAATGCTCTGCCAACAAGACGGCATTTGGCAGCGTGCAGTTCACCGGTCTTCTGAAGAAATCCGGTGACCCTGCGCTCTTGATCGACTACATGACCTCTGGGGCAGGGGCAAGCATCGGCACTGGGTTTTCTCCTGGTGGCATCATCACGGCACCATACCAAGCAACGCTTGGCGCAATCTCGCCATTCTTCAGCGCAGAGGGATTTGAGATCAGCTTCGATCTGAGTTTCAGCCCCGTCGTAGTAGACGGCATCGGCACGGTCGACATGACAATGCAATCGCTCGGGTGCAACATCTCCTGTGTCCCAACCGGCGCAGCGCAGAATGACTTCGACACGTTCTTCAACCTGCTCGATGCCGGTGAGGATCTGGCAAGCAGTGCGCTCGACATCTCGACAGCCACTGTCGGTGGTCTCAATTTCGACTGCGCTGCTGTGCAGGTCATTGATTTCGTGCGCAACTTCAGTGCCTCGGAGAACAGACTCGGTGCGCTGACATTGGCTGCCAAGCGAACATTCTCCACGGGTGTGCCGGTCGCATTGTTCACGGTCACAGCAGTAGCATAATCAATGTATGTCTCAATTCAGCGTGGGTCTGTGGTCTTTGTTCTCGCTGGCGGCGATGGGCAAAGGTCCGAGACATCAAACTTGAGGATCAGTTCGCAGACGAATTTCCAACAGGCTGCCTACATTGAAGCAGCCGAGTTCGTGCAGTTCCACCGAGGTGGGGCTGCAACAACTGTTTCATTCTCCTCGGTCCTGACCTTTCCGACGTTGGCAGAGGCTGAAACCTATCTGCTGAACACCCCGCAGGGTCTGATCAACCAAGCAGACATGACGGCAACCATTGGCAGACTGACAGCGGCTGGCACCCGGCAGGTTGAGACTCTCACCTGTGTTGGCAATGCCAGCATAAATGGAAACATCAACTGGGCATTGACTGCGGCTGACGGCAATGCCAGCGGCTCCGTGGCAGTCCTTAGCGGTGACACCCCGACGCTCTATGCACCGAAGATTGCAGCGGCACTGAATGCCAGCTCTGCCTTTGCGGTGTCGAACATGGCAAGCAGTTCTGGCACGACTGTGATTGTGACCAAACGCAACGCAGCGGCAAATGACGCAACCTTGGCACTGGTCACAACTAACGGCTCGCCGTCGCCAACCATCACCGGGGCAACGAGCGCAGACACCACTGCAGGTGTGGCACCAACGATCACCAATGGCGTCACGCTCTCAGATGTGAGCTGCATCGTGGACCTCTCACAGCTCGGGGTTGCAATCACCCAAAACGTCACACTTCTTGGGAAATATGGCAGCTAAAAAAGTCGACATCAACATCAAGACAACTGCTGACACCACCGGGCTGCAGCAAACGACGGCTGCTGCCAAACAGCTAACGGCTGCCACCAACGCTAGCAACACGTCGTCCAAAGCGATGACAGCCAACACCGGCAAAATGGGTCAAATCGCTGGGCAGGCGGGATTTCAGATTCAGGACTTCGCCGTGCAGGTTGGCGGTGGGACAAGCGCACTCGTTGCGTTCGGTCAACAGGCGCCACAGTTGCTGGGCATCTTTGGACCAGCGGGGGCGATTGCAGGCGCAGTTGTCGCCATTGGTGCAGTTGCGGCAAAGGTGTTCCTGACCATGTCCGAAGGGGCACAGCAAACCAGCGAGGACATGGACAAGATTGCCGCTGACCTCGAAAAGGCATTTGGTGACCATGCAAAAAAGCTCGTGGCTGATTTTGCCGCAGAACTCGAAGGCATGACCAGCGCGACGAAATCACAGCGCGAGGCAGAGATGGCGCTTTTTGAGATCCGCAACCTGCAAGACGAATCAAATGCTAGATTGATCGGGTCAAACTTGGCACTTGAGGAGGCTGGCATCAAGTATCTGAAGACCATCGGTCTATTGATCAATGATGAGAAAGCACTCGCTGCTGTTCGCAAAGAGGCGGCAGACAAGACCACTGCGGCAGCAATCGCAGCAGAGAATGCCAAGGCAGAAACAGCACGCAAAAAGTATGAAGACTCTGTTCAATCCTACTCACTTGTGCAAGATGAGTTGTCTCAGGCAGAAAAACGGCTGGCAGAACTTGAGCAACAGCAGCAGGCGGCACTAGCACAAAAACAAATCTCCGCACGGGGTGATGCCTCTCTGGTCAAACAAGGGGTCTTAAAAGAAGGGCAAACCTCAGTTGCCTCGCAAGCAATTCAAGGAGAACTCGACACATTAAAAAAACAGATTGAGGGGGTCTACAAGGTCATCGAGGGGGCACCGGCAAGACTGCAAGAAATCACTTCGCAGTCAATCGCGCAAGCGGCAGAATTGGATGTCGCACTTGCACAATCTCAAACTGCAATCATCGAGATCACACAGAAAGCAGACCTGACAGCAAGGGCTGCTGAACTGACCACAGCAACCACTCAGATCACAGCCGACGCTAAGACAATCACCGAGGAGATTGCAAAGGTCGAAGCCGTTGGTCCATTGCAAGAGAAGGCAAAAGCGCAAATCATTCAGGCAGCGGCAGATGGAGTGATTAATGCGCAGGATCAAATTGCAATCAGCCAAAACCTCAACGTGCTGCAAACGTCGCTGAAGACTGGACAAACAGAATCGCTGAACACTGTGAGGTCTTTGATCGACCTGAACAATGACATCGCCCTAAAAATGAATGCCTTGAGCAAAGAAGTCAGGGGGCTGCAAGAAAGGGTGCAAAGAATTCCAGTCAGATGAGCGTGTGGACAATAGCAGGAGAGGCAGGCAAAGCGTGGGATGCCACCGCGCAGGTCTTGGAATATCGCAAGGTGTCCGGGGCGCAGGTTTCTTTTCAGTCGCTCTCAGTCGACGTCCTGTCGATCCGCATCGATGCTGAAAACCTGACCAGCTACACCCCACCGGACCTTGGGCAGCGCATCGACCTCTACCGCAGCGGCACTCGGTTCTTTTCCGGCACCGTCACCGACATCAAAGCATCTGGCAATGAAGCGCTCACAGTTCTCGTCAGTGGTCCGTGGTGGTGGCTTGAGCGCACAAACTACGTCACCGACCAGACGGACGGCACAGGGACGGCTGCAGCCCGGCTGACGGGGGTTTTCGGGACTACTGCAAGCGGTGTCAACCTCAAGACCGCAATCGAGACAGCAATCAACACCGCTGTGACCCTCGGCGTGCCGATTGCCAACATTGCCGGTGGATCCACGGTCGCCACCTACTTCGACATCCCGAGGATCACTCTGAACCAATCGACCTGCTCGGACGTTCTCACAGAACTGATCAGGATCGTGCCGGACACGATGGCATACTTCGACTATGCTCCGACAACTCCGACCTTTCACGTGACCCGTCGCGGGGTCGCCACGACGCGCAGCCTGACCCTCGGGACAGACCCAGTTGAGTCATTCGACATTAACCCTGTTTTCGAAATGAAGGTTGAGCAGGTCGTCTTGCCATTCGTCGAGCGCGACGCTCTCGGGCGCACGAAGTTCTCGACACAGAACAGCGGCACGGCAGCGGCTGGCAGAATCCAAGTGATCACCCAGAGTGGACCTGAGCTTGATACATTCCTGCCCAACGAGCTTTTTGAACGTGCTGTCGTTACGACAACCACAAGCAAAGCGGAATTTGCTTTATTTTCTGACAGGCAGTTCGATGCGGCTCGTGAGCTTGGCTTTGTAGAAGGTAATTTACTTATTGGTCCTTACAACTGGCTGCATTACAGCAGCGTGATGAGCATGAGACAGTCTAATGACCCATCAGTCTATAAGATCACTTCTCCATCTCTGGTTGACGCGCAAGGCAAAACAGTAGATCCCACAGGCAAATTTTACACAGTTTCGGAAAACCTGCCAACGTGGGCAATCGATCAATATGGACTCATTCCGGTTACTTTGTCCGGCATTTATGGGATCCAATGGAAATCGCAAACAAGCACCTACACTGCGGGTGGGACTTATGTATCAACGACATATTTCAACATCCCCATTTATTTCTCTGCCCTCAACACTACCGTGGCAGACAGTGGATTTAGAGGCACTGCACTTGAGGCTGAATCTTGGGAACTGCAGACGGCATCATTTGCTGCCAGTGGTTATCTTTCTGCCACAAACTACCACACCGCTGGGACAGCCAGAACAGGAAGCGGAGCAACGACAATCGTGCTCGCAACAACGGCAAGCTCAGTCGATGATTTCTATGTCGGGTTGACCGTCACCTGGAATAAAAGTGGAGTCTTTATCACCGACACCATCACCGACTATGTCGGCTCGACCCGTGCGGCAACACTGACCACGACGTGGGGAGTTTCGCAACGACCAGCAACAGGCAACACCTACAAGCTGCAGGGGCACCCGCTTTATCAACCGGCAGACTATTCCTTCATCGCGCCACCTGCCAACCTTGCGAGCAATCTGCTGGCATCGCAAAACTTCACCCCTTACGAAGGGCAAATCACGCTGGTCGAGGACACAGCCGGGGGGACTCGATACCGGGGCTGCAAGGTCAACGTGACCGGCAGCTTGCCAGCACTCAGCACAATGGGTGCGCTGGTGGCGGCAGAAACCATTGACATTGGCACCGGCATCACTACGATTGATCTCGGCACTCCACCGAGGTTGGACTATCGCAGCCTCGTGGATCGAATCCGAAAAACCCCACAGGACAACATTGTTTTCTCATGAACCAGTTCGATGTTATTGTTGACGGATATGGCAATTTTATTGTCACCCCAGGAACGGTCGTGAACTTGACGGCAGCCACAACGACGACGATCAGGTTGAGCGCGACGCTGTTGTCCGGCATTGGCAACGGACCAGCCTTGAGAACTGTTGACCAAGGCGCACCGTTTTTTGTTGGCGGCAGCGGCGAGTCAATGAGGACAGTCGGCACCCTATCGGGGACAGCTGCGCCTGTTGGCTATTTTTTGCGCACCGCCGATCAGGTCTGGATCGACAACTATGGAAACAATCTGAACGGTTTTGGAACCAGCGCTAACATCGAGGATGACACTGACATCATCGCCACCTTCGCTTCAAGCTACACTCTGGCACCGGTTGGCACGTTCAACTCGACGACCTACGGCGCCACCACCTACAATGGCGGCACAGCGTTCACTCTGACCACTTCTTGGGAAGGTGGCGCCACAGCATCCACGGCGCTCGTTGAGGTCTTTTCTGGCACGGCGCAGGCTGGGACATACACCGAGGCGACATTCTCAACGTGGACCAACTCGACATGGACGATCAACAGCTCGACCGGTCAAATCAGTGACGGCACCAACGTAGTGGCAAGTGCCACCTCGATCGGGCGTGACCCGACGAACACCTACGACTCCACGACCTACGGAGCAAACACCTACAACCTGGGACTTCCTTTCACCATGAGTGTGAGGTTTTTGGGCAGGATGCCAAAGGTTGGATACGTCTATGTTGAAATCGTTCTCGCATCCGGCGCATTCTCGACTGCTCGTGGTCCATTCTTTGCCACATCCCTCCCAGCCAACTCTGCCACCCTTGAAGTCGTCCCAATCGCCTATTCTGACGGCAGCGGGGTGATCACGCAACTCGTCAACGGCGCAATCCTTTTTCGATGATTCCAGTCTGCATTTTCACCTATTCTGGCGATGCACTTCCATTGCGGGAGTGCGTGAAGGGGGTGCTGCTTGCCGGACTGAAGCCAGTCGTGTTCGATGATGCGCATCATCCTATCGGACGAGCTGCAGCTGCTTGGGTGGAATCACTGGGCGGCATCTATCGCAAGACATATTTTAAGCGACGTGGCAACCTGAACGGGACAGAATGCGCAGCCGGGATTGCAAGATCGATGCACCAGGCGATGGTCGAGACACAGGAAGTGATCGCCTTCAAGATCGACACCGACACGATCATCCTCAGACCAGACCGGTTCCTTGGCAATTCATCCGGGGTCTGCTCGAGCACGCCACCGGCACGGAAAGCGTTTGGCTGCAGCTACACTTTGACCAAAAACACTGCCACCAAAGTGGCTGAACACTTGGAGACCCTCGACGATCCTGCAGCGCCAGAGGATGAATTAATTTGGGACACGATCAGGCACTTGGGTTTGCGCCATGCCATCTACGATTTTGTTGCAAGCGGTGGTCCGTTCTCTGCAGTTCCGAAATACTTCGACCCGGTTGACTGCATGAAATTCGACGTTTTGACTTTCGGCAATCCACCAGAGGAGGGGTGGAAAGATCGACCCCTTGAAATCACGCTGGCAATGAAGCGACTCAATGATTTTAATTTAAGTCTTGGATTGTGACCCAGAAACCTATTATTGGCTTGCGTAATTGAAGAACCTTCGATAGCATAAACTCATGGCACAGACCGGCGCAGATTTGGATGTTTGGATTGGTGAGAACATCAGTTTGACTTTGACCTGCAAAAACGCAGACGGCACTGCATTCAACCTCACCGGATACACCGCCGCAGGGGTCATGCGCACGAACCCCACAGCATCAGTGGCATTGGACTTTGTCCCGACGATCCCCACCCCCGCAAATGGCATCGTGGTGATAAATGTGAGCACCACGGGTGTCGCAGCTGGTCCCTATGGATGGGACGTTCAAATCAAGCTGGGAGCAAACGCACCAGTCGTCATTGGATACGGCACTGTTAAACTCCGCAGGAAGAACACCCCATGAGCTTGTCATCTGTTGAAATCATTGTCGGACCGACAAACCCTTCGATCGTTGAGGTCAGGGTTTCTGGGTCCACCCCTGCAATCATACAGCTTCAGCCAACCGGTTCACCCGCAGTTGTCCAACTCAACATTGGACCAGCTGGCACCAACGGAGCCGGGGTCCCAACGGGCGGAGTTGCCAACGACATCCTCAAAAAGACCAGCGCGACAAACTACGCGACAGAGTGGGAAACACCAACCGACGGAGCGACGCCCAATGCGATAGTGCGCCGTGGCGAAACAGGCGGTGCATTTTTTGGCGGCGATGTTGGCGCGCCAACATACAGAGGCAATTTCTACCAAGCTGAATCTGCAACTGATGGCGCATCTCTCCGAAACAGCTCAGGCACAGCGGTTCTGACATGGGGCGCAACGGCTGGGAACATCAGCATAACCGTCAACACGACAAGCACTGGACATTTTTTCAGCAATCCAAGCACGGCTGAGGCTGGTCATTTCCTAACCAAAAACGGCACAACGCCTACGCTTGCCGCTGGACGGTCTGCCTGGTTCTCAAGCACGACAGGAGCGCCACAATTTAAGAACGGCACAGGCGGAGCCGTGACGCTCATTTACGATGGCAGCGCGCTTGGCACTCCAGCAAGCGGCACGCTAACGTCCTGCACGGGACTACCAATCTCCACCGGAGTGAGCGGACTAGGAACGGGCGTCGCAACAGCGCTTGCAATCAATCTTAACACGACCGGATCAATCGTAACGACAAATAGCACGGTCACACTTACAAACAAAACACTCACAAGCCCGACCTTAACGACTCCAAAGCTAGGAACTCCAGCGAGCGGCACGCTCACGAACTGCACAGGACTGCCGATTGCAACTGGAGTTTCAGACATTGATCCAGTCGTTCTGCCATTTCTTAGCGGCGGAAACGCTCCAAACCTGTTGGCTGCGGTCGCATACGAAGGAACTGGAACCGGATATGTCGTTTTTCAAGACGATCCTGTTTTGAATAACCCAGCCTTAAACGGAGACGTCGCATTTAATTCAACAAATTACATTTACGGACCCGGCGCAGGACCAGCACACAGAACCGCGCTCGAACTAACCGCACTTGCCACGACCACTCCCGGAACAGGCGTTGCTACGGCTTTAGAGGTCAACGTCGGCAGCGCAGGCGCATTTGTCGTCAACGGTGGCGCACTTGGAACACCTAACGCTGGCACGCTAACATCTTGCTCAGGCTTGCCAATCAGCACCGGAGTCAGCGGACTAGGAACTGGAGTTGCAACATTCCTTGGAACCCCAACTAGTTCAAACCTCGCGGCAGCAGTTACGAACGAAACCGGATCAGGCTCCCTTGTTTTTGCAACAAGTCCAACGCTGACGACACCAATCCTTGGAACCCCCACTTCGGGAACTCTAACGTCCTGCACAGGACTACCGATCAGCACAGGAGTGAGCGGACTAGGCACAGGAGTTGCAACGCTGCTTACTGGCACACCAAGCGGAACAGGTGGGCCAGTCGGGACAACATCGCCGACGATCACTAACGCAACCGCATCGACATCAAGCACATCAAGCGCGGCATTGCTTGTATCGGGGCCGACCAGCGGAGTTGATACTTTACGCATTCAAGGAACTACCACAGCGTCTTATAGCTCTATCGGATTTATCGATAGCGGTGGCACGCAGCGCGGGTCATTTGGTTATGCCGGAACTACTGCCGGGAGTTTTGCAAATACTACTTTCATTAATGCAGCAAACCTAATCCCATTAACTTTAGGCACGGCATCGACCGAACGGATGAGAATCCATGCAACATCAGGCGGCGTGTCCATCGGCACCACGACCGATGCAGGCGCGACCAATTTGCTCGTTGCGGGGACAATAACCACGGGCGCACCAGCAAGCAGCACAGCAAGGCCGATGAAATTTGGTAGCGTCACATCCATCACGGACGCGTCAATGGTCGCGCTTGGATTTACTTCTCAGCAAAAAGTCGAAATCAATGCAGTTGCATATTGGGTGCCAATGAAAACATCAGCTTGGACATAAATTATGATCGAACTCACCGAAAAAACACAAGCGCAAAAGGACATTGACTCCATCAATGCCGCGTTGCGGCCAGTGATTGAAAATGTCAAATCGGCAATCGAACACCTGAACAATTCCCGCTCGGTTTTCTGGTCGTTTCCAGACAATCAACTGAACAACATACTTGCAGAAATCGGCGCAGTCAAACTGCAAGCGGTGTTTGAGAATCACGCGGCATCGGCAGCATTGCTCAACGACCTAGCTGAACGATGCGGAATCGACGCACGTGCAGCCATCGGCACCATGCGCAACGTTGTTTTTGCAAACGGCGTTTTCACCGTTGTCCCGATCCAGTAACCTGAACAAGAACTATGACACCGCATCAATCATTTACCGACCTGGCCGCAATCGTGATCGCCGTTATTGGTGGCAAATTATCTGTTGCACTTGCACAAGCGTTGAATCCACCGGATTGGATTGACCGCATCACAGGGCCACTTGGCGCGCTGGTAACAATGGCTATCGGTATCGCGTGGTTGTCACAGCGCAACGCCAAACAGGACGCAAAGATTGAGGCACGGCAAGCGGAAAAAGACAAGGAGGACGCTTTGCATAAAGCGGCACAGATTGAGACCGCGAAACAATTGGCCGAAACCAATACGCGTCTGCAAATCGCGATTGACCAGAACACCCGCGTTATTGAAACCAATTCCCGCGCTTTAGACAAGCATCCATGCACCAAGTAACCAAACAAACATTATGAAATTGAAACACAGCATCGCCTTCATCCTCGCCGCATTAATCCTTTCGTCTTGCATGGTCGTAGAGACAACCTCACCGGATGGCACAGTGACAAAAACAACGGCCATCATCGCCACCGGTGTTGCCATTGGTGCGATGGGGGCTGCGTCAGCCTACAATTCAATCGAAGACGCAAAATGATTGCCTCTCTCAACTGCTTTGATTTCGTTCTCGCATGCGCTTTGTGCGGTGGGCTGCTGGCATTGGCTTGGTGCATGTTCTTCAAACTTGAGTGAATTATGCCGTCACCTTTTCAACAGAAACTGTGCAGTCTCGCCGTCGGTGAAGTCGGGGTCTGCGAGTCGCCAAAAAACTCCAACCTCGGCAAACGGGTAAACGAGTTCAAAGCAGCAACCAACCTGCCACCAGAGGAACCGTGGGCGTGGTGTGCTGCCTTTGTCTGCTTCATCGTCCGTGAGGGAATCAAGGCATGTGGGATCAAACTGACTGAGGGCATGGTCCGACCAACCACGGCTGGGGCATGGAATTTTATCAACTGGTCGAAAGCGCAGGACAAGCGCACCACCACACTGCTGGCACCAAAAGCCAAGGACATTCAGCCAGGGGACATCGTGGTCTTCAAGTTCTCCCACATCGGCATCGCCGTTGGCGCTGACCCGGCAACAGGGAGCGTTTTGACCGTCGAGGGCAACACTGACCTCGCAGGGTCCCGAGAAGGCGGTGGGGTCTATCGTAAAACGCGCAGCGTTGATTCGATAAAAGCTCGCATCAGAATCAACCTGTGAACAGTTTGCATCAGGAAAGGCTCTCGCCTTCCTGTGCTGGGGTGTTGTGCAGAGAACCGGAGCCATCGCTGAATCCATGCCTGCCATCATGTCCGTGAGGTCGCACACAGCCCTCACCACCACCCATTCCACGCCAGCCGCAACGCTTCGGCAAATACGGGGTCAGCGCTATTGCGTTCGGCGGAATGATGTGCGCCCAGAATGCGGGAAGCCCCACAAGGCAGTTGCGGAGCTTGTCGCACTTCACCCACGGGCCACGCTCTCCAGTTCCGCCAAGGCCAGGGTACCACATAAGGACGGTTTCCTCTGCGTCTGGCTTCTCATTGCGGAAGTTGATCCACGCCGAACAAGGCATCGCATCCGATGGGCATAACGCATCTCTTTCGCGGTCGTCTTTCCAGCAGTCCACGCAGTAATGGTCTTTCTCGGGTCCGTGTCGTTGGCAGTGTTTCATGGTGTCTTTGGCTTTTCATTTGCGCCCACGGATGGACTTGTTTCGTTTATCTGATAATCAGACCACTGCGCGGAAGCTGGAACACCATCGTTCCCACTGTCCCGCGATGGCATCACTCCCCCCAGTCCTCCATTGAACTCGAAGCGAAGCACCGTCTTTTCGTCGCCGCGATGCAGGAGTTTCGATCCCGGCAGTGACGCGATGAGTTTGAGATATTTCAGGTTCACCGTCACACCCCCACGATTCAGCGACACCAGAAACACTGGTTCATAGCTTCCGCTTCCATCGCAATCCTCGCAGTGTTTCTCCGGATCGCCATTACCATCCGCATCGAGTCCAGTGCCATCGCACCGGCGACACTCCTCGCCGCAGTGGTCGCATTCGCCTGTTCCATCGCACTTCCTGCATTTGGGAAGTTTCCCGACTCCGTTGCAGGATTGGCATTTTGTGGGATGCGCCTCGAATGACTCCCAGCCGGGCGGGTATTCCACCTGTTGCCAGTCATCTCCTGGGGGTGGGATCACGTCGGCAACACGTTCAAAGACATTATCGCGCCGAGCTTCAGCAATCGCCGGGACACGGATGATGATTCGACCATCGCACGCATAGGTATAGTCCTCGATGCTGAATGGCGTTGATAGTTGGTATCGCGTTCTGTCACCGGAACAGAATTTTTGCAGGTCTTCGAGTTTCATAGTTTTAGGGTAATTCGGAAGAGGATGAACAAATCGCCGCATCCAACGACGATAAGCTCGATTGTGTATTCAGGCATCTTTCTCGCCGTGGATGAACTCGGCGTTCGTATCAATCTCATCCCCATCATAATCATCCCTTTCGGCTTCATCCTCGCCGATACAAATCGGGCAGGTCGTGGTCGAGCTGGGCCAGTTGGTCGATCCGCAGATGTGGCAGGGTGATTTCATTTTGTAATTGAGTTAAAAGTTTTGAGGTTTTTACTCAGTGCCTGCAAAAACCCATCTTGCGTTTGATTGCGGGACTCGAGAACTGAAACCACCACCTCATCGAGGGTGCCATCAACCAGCAATCGGAAGATCTGCGTTGGGTGCTTTTGTCCGGTCCTCGCCAACCGGGCATTGGTCTGGTTGTATTCCTCCGTGCTGAACGGCAGGGTCACCCACACGATGCGACTGCCACCGGTCTGCATGTTCAGACCGTGGGAGATGGACAACGGGTGCGCCACAAGCATTGGGATTTTGCCAGCGTTCCAATCACCGAGCAGGTCCGAGTGGAATGCCTGTGCCTGTGGGAATGCCTCGAGGATGCGCTCACGCTCATGGATGAACCGAATCACCACCAGCATTGGCGCACCCTTCTCTCTTGCGACCAGCTTGCCTAGTGCTTTGATCTTGGCATCATGAACCTGCGTGACAGTCTTGGTTTCTTCACCTCCGACACTGTAGATGTTTGAGAGGGACTCTGCGTAAATGGCACCGCCCAACATTTGCTGTAGCTTGCCGACCAGCACCCCTTTGTTGACTGCTGTGACCTGTGAGTCTTGCAGCCGCAGGACCAACTCACTCTCGAGCTTCTTGTATTTCACCTTCACTGCCGGTGGCAAACTGACAGAGATGTCCTCGACCGTGACCGGTGGAATGTCGAGGTGGTCTTCAGACCGCAGGGTCAGGACACATGACAGCAGCTTTTCTTCAATCATCCCCTGGCACTCAGGTCTGACCCTCCACTGGCGTTCATGGAAGTCGACCGGCTCCAGGTATTGTTGCCGGAAGTTGCCGAGGTGCTTTCCGAACATGGCGCCGTCATCGAGCAGGCGCATCTGTGCGAATAGGTCTTGGTGGCTGTTTGGGATCGGGGTGCCGGTCAGCCCCCAGTGCCGTTTGAATTTGCTGCGATATTTGCGGAAAAATTGGATCCTTTTGGACTTGTGCGATTTTGCCTTCGACAGCTCGTCCCAGACAATCGTGTCGACTGGCAGGTCACCCGGGTGCTTGCCGTGAAGGATCTTGCGAATGATGCCGTGGTCCACCGAGGATCCATCAGCAGCCGTGCGCGGAATATAGAGAGACTCGAAGTTCAAGGTGTAGATGCAAGCATCTCCTCGGTGCCATGCTGCCATCCCTTCTGGCGTGCGCAGCGAGACAATCTTCATCCACCGGAAATTCTCCCACTTCGCCACCTCGTCGAGCCATGTG